TTTTTGAAGAAAGTTGAGAAAAGTTGAAAAAAGATAGAAAAAGACGCACGTAATGGGCGTGCGTCTCAGTCTACCACCTTGCAACGGGTCAGGACCGTTTTGTTGTAACCGTTCCTTGCCTGATGGTCTTTGATCGTACCTCTGATCTTGTGCCATCCGAGTTCCAGGTCAGCATTGCTTGCAAACCACACAAACTCGTAACCCTCTTTGCTCCGCATGTGGTGGATGGTCGTGATGCCATAATCACCGGCGATCTCGTGCTTGTTGATTACTTCGAGTTCCAGCTCGATCTTGTCACCCTTTTCACCGTAGAATTTGTTGTAGCCGGGTTGTGCTGCATAGAACGCTTGTGCTTCTTCTTTACGCTTACGTTCTTCCTCCGTTTCCAGATGCCGCTGATATGCTCCAATCAGGCTTGCCAGCAGTCCAGTTTCACGCCACGAGATAGCTGCCATGCGAGTTACTACTCCGAGATTGTGCAGATAATCGTTGAGGTCTTCGTTGTCGCGCCAGGTCTCAGCCCAAGCCATCGCGTCACGTGCCAACCGCTCAGCCTCAGGCGAAATTTTAATGTTGCGGTACTCCTCGGGAGTGTATTTCGTCGGGAAAAGGATTTCGCCAGCTACGTGCGCGGTGGTGTTGATCGATTTGTGTTGTTCTTCATAAACTGCTTGGGCTTTCGTGCGGCTTACGAATCCGAATCGCAGTGTAGCTTCGGCACAGGCTTCCAAGAACCGCTCTGCCGAGATTAAGGCTGCCTTTTCTCCACGCGATTCACTTGCCCGTGCAAGTTCGTCAGCCTCTTGAAGCACTTCCAGCCAAGCTGCATATTCTTGCGGTTGAACGCCGTTCTCGAAAAAGTCTGCGAGGCAGTTGCGGCCGACTTGTTTGTATTCGCCTGTTTCAATGTGCTGAATCACGTAGGTTTCCTTGCGATAGCGAAGCGTCTTACAATGATCGCAAACCGGTTTGGCTTCACGGAACTTCAGATCGACTGTTTCACCGGGAACAGTGCGCACGATGTTTTGGCCTTCGACGTATTGGAGCGTGGCAACGAATTTCCAACCCTTGATTGCGGGGCGCTCTCCTTCAACTACCAGCTCGATGTAACGTTGTGCGGTGCCTTCCTTCTTGTTGATCACATCGAACGCGCCTACCATGTACACCTCCACTTGAGGGCATCCAATTTTGGTTGCCTTCCGGTTGATTTTGCTCAGCTTCTTCAGCAGCTCCGGGACGTTCTCGATCGGGATGTTATACATCACTCATCTCTCCCTTCCTTCTAATATAATTATAACACGGGTTGACCTAAAAGGCAACCCGTGTTTTGATCTTAATTATGATCTTTGAGTGCATTGCGCCGTACTTCGAATTGTTGACCTTCTTCTACGCCTGCGGCAAAGGCTGCGGCGCGGAGCAATTCGTTGGCGGTGGCGTTCTTATGTGCGGTGAACTGGCTCTGCCTGGGCTTGACTTTGTTATCGATATAATCGACCACTGCCGGGNGCTTTTCGATAACGGCGAGCCAGTTGTTTTCGGCAACCTGCTTTTCGAACTTTTCTTTCAGGCCGGTAAGAAACCCTTCCGTGAACGCATCGCGCAAGCCGTGCATTGGGTGTCCTTTCGAATACATCCACCGAGCATATTTATCCGCATGATACTTGATGGCATCGAGTGCGAACTGATAGACTTCAACCGCGAGCTCGACGTCTTCTTGTAGACCGACGAAAATGATTTGCTGCGGGGTTCCGGGCTTATTGCGTTGCTTTGAAGGCCTGACGCCTACCAAATAGACGACCCGGAAATTATCAGCAATGATGCGCGCCAGGGAGCGATACCACCAGGGCATGTTACGTGACGAGTATGATGCGTATCTTTCCACCNCCTCCGGCTTGCGGTCAACGTCGACGGCATCTACTTGACTCATAGAAATGTTGTGCTCAGCCATCAGCTTCTGTGCCATCAGAAGTGCGTTCTCAGATTCATTGATGTTCGACTTATCGACGGCCAGTGCCAACAGCTTCTTCACGCGCGCCAATACTTTTTCTTGATTCAAAATAATCCCTCCTAGGTTAACTCTATTTGAATTATAACCCAGGAGGGATTAAGATGGCAATCCCTTATTTAACGTAGACAGCTTTGAGCTCATCTACAATATATTGGAAGGCTTCGATGGCATTGATGTTCTCTTGCTTACGGGCCAGTGCATTTTCGATCAGCTCATCAATGGTATTCCGAGCTACGACGCTATAGATGACTGGCACGTTCTTCTGGCCTGGGCGAAGAATACGCCCCCTAGCTTGATGATTATCCTTCGGCACATAAGACTTGTCCATCATGATCATCGCCTGGGCGTTTTGGAAGTTGAAGCCCTCGCCCATCTTGGCGATGGTGCCGTGAATTACTTTGACTTCGCCTTGCTGGAAGGCTTTTTCGCGTCGACGGATTTCTTCGGCATCGATGTCGCCATCAATGCGCAGCGCACTGATTCCGAGTCGTCTAAAGAGTTCCTCGAGGTNGCGCGTGTATTGCTTGAAATTGGTAAACACCACTACTTGTCCAGGTATTGAGTCGATAAGGTCAAGCAAAGCCGAAGTCTTGGCACTTTCATCTTCCTTGCCCCCGACCAAAGCAGGATTGAGCAACAGCATGCGCAGGCGAATATCGCGATCCAGTGTGTTCTTGGCCACCAACCAATTGTCTTCTGCTAGCTTAGCCAACATTTCCTTCATAAGATCGTCGTAGATCTTCCGTTCGTAGGCACTAAGCTCTACTTTGATTGCTTGATCGATGGCTTTAGGTAAGTTGTTGTGAACACCTTCATCGCCAATCTTGCGCTTGAACATATAAGGAACGAGCAGGCGGTGTAGAACTGGTTTGGCGTCTTCACGAATGCCTTGCACGCGTTGCACTGTTTTGATTCCCTGACGAGTCCAAATGTCCTCCTCTACAATATCCCCATAACGTTCAACGAAAGCCCATTTGGAAGTAAAACGTTGAGGATCGATACAGGACAACATACCGAAAAGTTCTTCCAGGTTACCATTGGGATCAGGAGNTGCAGTCAACAGCCAAAGATATTCGGACTTCAGCTTCATAAAATTTTTGGTCTGCTTGGTTTCCGGGTTTTTCAGTTTGTGCGCTTCATCACAAATGATGACGTCCCAAGGCTTATCAAAGAGCTGCGGCCACTTTTCATGATCCAGCAGGCTGTAAGAAATCACTTTTACGCGTGATTCGGTCTCGATCTTCGCAAGCAATTTCTCGCGTCTTTTATAGGAACTTTTTTCTTCGCATACAACTACATTGCCAAAACTATGTTCCATGAACTCATCGCGCCACATGTACATGAGGGACTTAGGGGCGATCACTAAAATTCGCTGCCCTGGTTTATAAACCTCATCTGCCGCCGCGATAGCTTCGATGGTCTTACCTACACCAACGTCATTAGCATTGATGCATCTTTTGGCTTCCACCATAAAGGTTACATCGCAAGTTTGAAACTTATACAGCCATGCTTCATAACCGGTGGATAACTTAAAGCCCTCGTGCACGTTAGACGTCACAAAAGAAAGTCGCTCACGCTGATGCTTGAGTTCATATAGCCAAGACAGGACTTCCTGATCAGGTTGGTAGCCGCTGAACTTCATGATGTAATAACAGGACATCTCGTCCCTAGCACAACGGAGGTACCTCTTGTCCCGAGAGAGGTTCACTCCAGAGACGTTAGCCGCGACCCTCTTCAAGACCGAATACGGAGCCACAAGCTTAAGGTACCTCTTGTCCCTGCCATCGAACGTTATAACCGGCTCACCCAATAATGATCGCCTCCCACAGTCATATAGTACAAAGCATGCCGGCAGGCGTCACGTGCATGTTTACTCAGACCCGTCCAAAAACCCAGTCGACGTAGTTTGTTGTCATCGAAAAGCTGCTTGTGGTCGGGGCCTTGTTCGATCAGAGCAATTCCTTTCAGGTAACAGGTATGTTTGATTGCTCCGATAACCTCGACTTCGGGAAAGCTAGACCAGGTCTTGTGCTTTGCCTTCCAGGGATATAGACGAAACGCCTCTACTACAATTATATTAGGTTCGACTTCAGTTATCAAGCGGTCCACCAAATCGAAGTAGTTGAAGTCGCCTGCGGCAATGTCGTGGGGNGAGTTGCTGAATACTGCGTACCCGGTGGTTCCTCCGGGGTCGAATGCTATGCCTCTCATGGGTCCTCCTTATAGATAACGAAAGCCCTGACCGACTTGGTCAGAGCTCCCGTTGAGATGGTATTGGAATCAGGACACTGTCGCTTCGTCCCGTATTCCGTGAATGGATTATTCGGCCGCTTCTTCGGAAGCTTCAGCTTCGCCAGCTTCGTCAGCCGGCGCCTCGGTCGCGGAATCTTCCGCCGATGTCTTTGCAGCCGCTTTTGCAGCGGCCCTGGCTGCGCGCTCTTCCGCTTTGCGAGCTTTTTCAGCGGCCTTGCGTTCCGCTTCGAGCCGGCGTTCTTCGGCTTTGCGTGCCTTCTCAGCTTCCTTGGCCGCCTTTTCTTCAGCTTTGCGCTGTTCAGCGTACTGCCCCACGTATTCGTGGTACACTTCCTTGAACAGTGCGCGGCCGTCGAAGATCGTTTGCCGGTAACCGGTGCCTTCCTGTTCGCGAACGACTTCGCCGTTCACCGTGGCGGTCACCGTGTACCGCTTCGTTTCCATCGTAGCGCCTTCCTTGCCCGGAACCGGCACCACAACGACTTCTTGCTTGGCTTGGACGTGGACACCGTCCTGTTCACGTTCGTACAGAACGGTCGTCTTCTTGACGTTTTCCGACATTGACTTGCTCCTCCTTTGGATTGATTGATGTCTTAATTATAGTACAGGAGAATCGCAAAGTCAACGCGGTCAGTTAAAATTATTTCGTCAAATTGTGTTGCTTGAGGACTTCTTTCTGCTTCAGTCCTTTGCTGCTGATGTAGTTGTTCTTCCACCAAGTCCAGAGGGACACCACGATGGTGAAAATCGTGCTAATGGCAGTCTCGACGAGTTCATCCTCCAGCGGAAGTGGAGAAAGCCCGAATGCCGTCAGGACTTGGTTGACAAGAGCGATCAGCAGCAGGATCGTACGGATCAAAGAACCTTTGTCGAACTTCATTTCTTTAACNCCTCCTTTCGAAGACGGGCAAGCATTGCGGCTACTTCATAGCGTGTGACAGGCTGGTCTCCACGGAAAGTACCATCCGCGAAGCCTCCGATGATACCGGCTTCCTTCAGCTCCTTGACAGAAGCTTCCGCCCAATGACCTTTCGGAATATCCTTGAATACTTCGCTCATTTCCTGACCCTCCTCTCTGTACGGAATGCCGAAGTACTTGAGGATCCCTTTAGCATGCTCTATACCGACTTCGCGTTGGAAGTCTTTGTTCAGCATAAGCATAGCTTCGCGTTCGTTGTCCATGAAGCCATTTTCGCTGAGAACAGCCGGCATCAGCGTTTCGCGCGTCACGTAAAGGTCTTGTTCAACAATACCACGATTCACTTGTTTGGTGCCATTTTTCAGTTCATCGAGAATCGCCTGCGCGAGTTTGCCGGCTTCTTTGTTGCGCGTTCCGGGTTGGATGTGGACGGAAAAGCCACTTGGGTCCTTGCCTTCGCCATCGAACTTGCCATCGGACGCGTTGAAGTGAATGGAAACATATACACACTTGACATTGTCTTTGCCGTACTTGGCAATATACTCCTTGTATTTGGAATTCGCAATATTGACGCGCGAAGCCAATGGAGCATCATAATCCCCAGGTGCATCGTCAATGACGTCTACTCCGTGGCGACGCAGCTCTTCGGCCATAAAGTCGAAGGTCGGTTGGTTGAATTCATGCTCGCGGATTTCCCGCCCCAAACTCTTAATGTACGGCGTACGTTTTCCAGGAGTAGTGGCACCATGTCCACCGCTCCCGACTACCAAGTACTTCATAGGATCACCTCAGCTGTTTTGATTAAAGAGAAGTCCAAGAGCTCCCAAAATAATACCCCCGATAATAGTAGTTGCCGCCCAGAAGAAAATCTTGTGTATGGCAGCAAATCGGCTATTGACCTCTTTATAGAAATTACGCCAGTCCTGCTCGTGTTCATTGAGTCTATGGTGTGCAGATCGGACTGATTGAAGCGCCTCATTTGCTTTTTCCTTAATGGAGTCCACCTCATGCTGCAAATCCTTGATAACGTCCATCTTGCCTTCGAGCCGCGCGATATCTATACGTACGTTGGTCAGGACATCCATCAATTGTTTGTTTTCGTTTGTGCCGCTCATTAACGCACCTCGTTATGTTGCTTTATTCAAACTTCGAATACACGGTCTTTGTAGGTCTCGACTTGTAGCCGCTCAAAATTTCGGCAAATATCTCAATATATTTGGCAAAATTCGGGGTTCCCCGTAGCGGCATTTCACTCTATGGTATAGCTCAGACCNCCCCCAACAAATCAGGCCTGCCTATTCAGCAGAGCCTTACGCTTCATAATCAAATCCGGCGATTTGTTTATATTGCTCGGCTTGACCGCCGGTGCGATCTGTATAATGAAGTCCTCTCTCGTCATCACGATTTCACTCCCATGAAACATACCGCAAACCCGTTGTAAAGCTATCTGTGCTGATATTGGTAAACAACGCTTTAGGACTAGCTGAAGACGGGTTACCAATCTGTAGTTGAATAATGCCAGTGCTACTTGTATAAATGGCGCTGATTTGTATTTCTGCATTAACGGTCGGGTCGCCAATGTACAAACCATAGCCATAGGTTAGGTTTGTCGGATATCCGACCGTGATGCTGTTAAACGGGTCTCCTTTATATTCAATGTTCCCGATTGTGAACGTAACGGGTATTTGGAACGACCCCAAAAAGTTTGTCTTGGGCGGTGTGTAATTCGCTCGATAGATAATCGACGAAACATTGTTACCGGAGCCGGATCGGTTAAATGTCAGGGTTGTACTACCTGTGGAAATCGGCGCATACGTACCGGTTATTCCGAACATCGTAACCCCAGACTTGATATTGGCCGGCGTGAAATTACCATCATCCGTATAGACCCTTACAGTCCCGTCATGGTATCCTGCTTCCGGTGTCACATACAGACGCCCAGGTTGGCCTGTACGCGGTGCGCCATAATCATTTGTTTTGACTGGCATCGTGCCGGTTNCCTTCGAGCCGTTAACATACGCCGTCCGGCCAGACATGATTTGTGCGGCTGTTGCGGTTGCGTCGCTTGTGAATGTTCCAGATACGCCGCCGACCGTCGTACCAGCCTTGATATTGGCCGCCGTCAAGTTGGTGATATTGGCCGTGACTGTGCCGCTGCCATTGTGATAACCTGCCGGGATTGTGTACGACGCCCCCTGCGTGGTCAAGGTTTGACTGACGGCTCCATTGTTGATCATGCTGCCGGTTACCTTCGAGCCGTTAACATACGCCGTCTGGCCAGACAAGATTTGACCAGCCGTGGCTGTTGCGTCGCTAGTGAACGTACCATCAACGCCGCCTACCGTCGCACCGGCTCGGATATTTCCTGCGGACAGATTCACGATGTCAGTCGTGACCGTGCCGGTNCCGTCGTGGTATCCCTCCGGGATCGTGTATTCTTCGCCTTGTGATGTCAGCGTTTGGGAAACCGATCCGTTATTGGGCATCGTGCCGGTGCGCTTTACTCCGCCCTGATAAAACGTCTTACCGGTCANAACATCCCCAACAGCCGCGTTCGCGTCCTTGGAGATGTCCCGAATTTTGCTTGACAGCTGCGCAAACGTGTCGCTTCCTGAAGCAGACTGTCCCATGTCAGTGATGGNGGAAGCGATCTGATTTTTCCCATCACTGACAGATTGCTTTACCTCATCAAGATCGACCTTTCGCGCCACATGATTGTCGGCCGTCGGCGCGCCGACTTCGAATTGTCCGCTCCCGTCCCGCTGGACGATGGTGTTCGGCGTGGCCTCACTCGTGGCGCCGTGGACGCCAGTAGTAGCGTTAGCGTGGTCTGTGAGCAACGACAGCAGTTCTACCAAAGCGGCAGATACATTAGTCGCCGTAAACCCGGGTGCGGAAAACGAAACATCACCGGCTTGTGCACTGGAAACTTTCGTAAAGTTGGTCCATACAGGCGGATCGCCAGGGATCAGAGAACGTCTGTAAATTTCCTTATCATTGGCTGGGGTAGCGAAGAACAGTTGCTGCATATAAGAGTTATTGTCCTCGACATCATAGCGCAGAGTCAAAACTACACCTGCGGAAGCGGGCCAGCCAGTGGCGTCGTTGAGGCGCATTATGGACAACACTGCCTTGGGCCAATCGTTGACGTTGCTGACATCGGTGATGGCATTGTTTTCGGCGACATACGGAACCAACTTATCCAGTTTTCGCCAGTTGTCGTTCAGTGCATCTTCGATGTTAAAGTAGAGATCATGATCCGTGTCGGGATCGTACATGAACAACTTCAACAAATTTGTCATGTTGGGCATTTATTATACCTCCTCTGTGGGTAAGGGTGTGACTACAGGTTCGAACAGTCCAAGTTTTTTGGTTTGCAGCTCACTGATGGTCATACCGCTGATTTCAGATATTTTCAGATACTGCCATTCATATACAACGACCAGATGCGCTGGTTTAATTTCCTCAATGGCTCGTTGTACGGCAGTGAAGTACTCAGGCACACCGAGCGATTCTACGAATATGACACGGAACCCGAAAATAGATGGATCTTCGACAACGTCAACCGCCTGTCCCTGCGAGAATGAGCTAGCTACGGCGCGAATGGTGTCTACGTTTACGATGCCTACACCTCTGATTTTGGTCTTGATGACGCCGCGGCGTAGTTCATATGTTTGATCATGGTTCGTCGGAATACCACACATGCGCTCCCAAACATCTAAGCCCCAGGTTGCGGTATCAATGAACAATTGATTGCGGACGTCCAGGATATCATTGTACAGCTGTTCAAGAGCGTCACCTTCGCGTTCCATCAAATTGTTGACGATCCGTGAACCATTATAATAAATGGGCAAATCGTCCATCATGACTTGTGCACGCGTTTTGCTCATTCGTCCATCAACCCCACATTGACGGTACCCAGCACGGCTACTTGTCCAGGTTGAACTTCCAGGTTCACAGTGTCATTGTTCATGGTCAGGTTCTGATAGTCCACAATCCGAGGAATGTCCAGAATAATACTGGCAATCCGGGTAATACGCACTAGCGGATCGGTAAATGCCAGTGCAGCCAAATACTCGCGAACAGCGTTCTCAATGTCTTCCTTGACTTGTTGCAAGGTAGTATCAGATGCCAGAGCAACATCGACACTAATGTCGATAGGGACTTCTTCAGCCCCTTCTACTGTTACAATAGCCCCTATAGGACGTTGTTCTTCGATGTAATCCGTAACATCCTGCAAAAGCTCAGGAGTAGGGGCGCGTTTATTTCCATCAATGACNATGACTTTGACCGTAAGAGGACCGTCCCACAAAGGATATACCTGCGCATCACTGATGCCAGGTACTTCTTTAGCCCATTGCAGGTAGTGGTTTTTGTTACCACTCGTACCGGGTTGGCGAACACGCTGATAATATCGTGCGAGCAGTTCTTCGTCCGATTCACGGTCTACGCCGCCGTTAAACGAATCTTCGTTTATGACATTGACAATACCGGCCAGATTGCCGACCNCCACTGTAACGGCGCCTGCGGAGATGTTGCCTTGAACTCCGCCTTCGACTGCTCTGGCGTTGACGATTACGAAGCCATCCGGTCCGATAGTACCGTTCTGAGTAGTTTCAAAGAGGACGGGTTCGATGGAGGTGGTGGACGCTCTTGTACCAACTGGGATAAAGGTTCCTACTGGCCCGGTGAACTTGAGTTGCCCAACAGCGCGAAGTGCGGGTTTGCGCTCAACACCCAATTCTGCGGTACGCATTTCCAGGAACTCACCGTTAGAGGTCTCAGCGAAGACCAACTCCAGTACATTGTCCAGCTCAATATATGCCTGCGCCATCTGAACAGCAGCTGGTGAAAGCATGTCCCACGTAATCGAGCCCTCACGTTTGTCAATCCCCGCAGGCGTAGCATCCAGCATCTGTTGGAGGATGGCTTGTTTGGTTTTGTCCTCGTATTTCCTCGCCATTACAACGTCACCACCAATTCCAGAATGCCCTGATTTGTAATTGCCTCAAATGTGACGTATACTGCATCTCCTTTGAAATCGAATGTGAAGTTCGTACAGTCCGTCACAATACCATCATAGATAGTGGTCAGAGCTTCTTTAATAAACCGCTCAATTTCCGTCTGGAGGAGTTCTTGTGTGTGATCTCCTCCTATCAACGACTCCAGTTCCGAACCATAGTTTGCCGAGTATATGATGTGCCGGAATCTGGGCGTGTAAAGCGCCTTCAAAATCATCTGGCGGACCGCATTTTTACCGTCCACCATCGTGCCGGCGAATTCACCAGTATCGAAGTTGAATTCATAGGTTTTGAGTGGCTGAATAACAGGCTCTACGATCGTTATCCGGGGCAAATTTGGTGTAAGTGGCGCCAAAGCCATTATTCTTTCACCACCCTATCTAGTACTACGAAAAGCTGACCTTCCATGATTTCCATCAGAATTACTCGGTCGCCTTCTTTCAGTTCATCCATGAACTCCAGTTCAACGTACTGCGCCTCGTTATTGGGAGTAGAGGCTTGTCCTTCTCCAGAGAACTGCAAGCTGTTGAAGGTTATTCCGTGCGTGTGCGAAGGGTCTCCAGCACTAGACATAGTTACTCCGATAGTAGGAGCTCCGGAAGACTGGAAGTTAGTCAAAGTCAGCTTGGGAATAGACAACTTGACTTTCCGTTTGTGATTCGTCAAGTGTTCCAATATAATTAAATCTTCGGCTTCCAGTTCGTCCTGCATATTGTCCAACTTAATCTTGATTTCNGGAGGTGCCGAAGTCACTGTTCCGAACTCTAGTCCTATATCTTTATTATACCCGAACTTCTGCATCAATTGCACGAACAAACTTGCACCAGTGCCTTCCAGTTGCTCTTCCATGATAGACCNCCTCCTCAGTTCTCGGAGTATTCGAGAGTGGGAAGTTCATCGGTGGCTGACAATTGCAGCGTCATGGTGTGAACACCATTTTCGTAAGTATGCGTGTCCGCCAGAACATAAAAGCCNCCCCGAATCCCCGTCATCTTTTGTACGACATAAACTGACGAGCCCGCAACCACTTCATCCAGGCCAATAGTAACGATTTCTGCACGGTCTTCGATGACGTTCATTTGGGCGAGCAATTCCTTTGCTGTTTGTTTGGCTTGGGATTGCTTAACCTTACCCGAGAGAGATTCCAGATGTTGCATCATGCCATACTTCTGGATGGATGCATCGTTCTTCTCCGTGATGTCAATGGCTGGATTCCCATTCTTGTCTTCGTTGGCCGTAACCCGAATGCGGTTGCGCATGTTCTCGATTGTCCTACTGTACGAAGCATCCAAAAGATTCACGCCGTCTTCGAACACGATCTTGCACAGACGGGATTTTCGTTCGCGGAGGCAGAGTTTGCCAACTTCATTCGTGATGACAAATTTCTTTCCCGTCTGTTTGCGGGTAGTAGTAAGTGCTGTGATCATCATATCCCACAGCGACATATTGCGAGAAATTTGTTTTGGAATCACATAACCAGTATCTTCTATAACTCCCATTTCGATTCCGAACTTCGTGCAGATAGTTCTGACAATGTCCGAGGCCTTCTTCTTTCGGAAAACCTGCGTATCAGTGTTCTTGGTCAGGTAAATATTTCCGTCAAAAGCCGTGATGTTCATTTCGCCTGCGGCATTGATGTCGGTGGCGAAGATGATGCCGCGGAATTGTTCGGTGCCTTTGTTGAGGAAGCGGATTTCTTTGCCTTCCTCAAATTGCATATGCTGCTTCTTNCCGTCCAGTGTGTTGATAATACGAAGGGACAACGTGCGGCTTGCTTGCATGATGTCCCCCGAATGTTGTATGCTGATGACAAGTGGACTAATGTCCACAATGTTTCCTGGGCCTTTCACGTACAGGACGGTTGCTTGAAATTTACCTTCATTCATACCGACAACACCTGTCCTGGATAAATGGTGTACGGTGCTTTGATGCCATTCTTGTTAGCAATCTCTGTGTACCGGGAACCATTGCCGTAGATCTTTTCTGCGATGCGCCACAGAGAATCACCAGAGACTACGGTGTATGTTTTCGGTTGCTGTCTGGTGTCCGGTCGCTGAGTAGCCTGACTGGTTGCCACTGTGCTTTGACTAACCTCTTCTACGTTGCGGAGTTTGATGAACTTGTACTCCTTGAACGAGATCTCGAAGTATATGTCCCCGGGACTACCAGCAACCTCGTCATAGTTGAAATCCCGAATAGTGCACGCCAAGTTGATGGGAGTTCCCGTGATAGTAAGACGCATCGGATTTCCCGAATCCTTCCAACGTTTCAGGGTGTAAACGGCTGTCCAAGGATTCGGAAGCGGCGAATATTCACAGAATGCCGGATTATAGATGGCTGGGAACTGTGAAGCGAAGGATATCTCATCCAGAGTACCATCGCCAATGACAGTGAATTCGCCCAAATCTACGACACTGATATCCTGATAAGAGTGCCCAGACGAGATACTGAGCCTCTCAGGATTCACAGGCAGGCGCAGACGCTCTGCCTGATTGTTAAAGGACAACCAGAACTGAAGAGTACTCTCAGCCATGAGCCATCTGNCCTCCTGCCTGTTGAATTTTACGAGCCATGATCCGGAGAAGAGCTTCAGCATCGGCCTCCAGATTGCTCGTACCCTGATAATTCAAGTGGAAGTGGTATTCCGTCTTACCTCCGCTACCAGCACCTGCGGAAGAATTGCCTCCTCTGTTGCGCGCACGGTTTTCCTCGGGCGTCAGAATAGCCTCGCCACGGTGCAGGCGTGCTGCGTAGCCATCATACGGAACGAAATCCAAGCCGCCGGCGTGCGAGCGCCAGCTAGCGTAACCTGAGCCTGGCGGATTGTACGGAGGAGAAGCTGTTACAGTAGTTTGCGTTGTCTTAGTGTCCGTTTCTTCCGCGGACACTTCGACNTGAGCTTTCTTCTTCTTGCCGAAAATTCCCGTTACGGAATCCCAGATTTTCTTTGCTGTATTTTTCAGTTTGTCCCAAACAGACAGGAAACCTTCGACAATGTTGTCGATGAAGTTCTTGCCGATCCGGATGGCTCCTTGTACGAATTCATCAATGAGCTCCCACACTGCGTTAAAGGTTTCCACGACCGTGTTCTTGAAGGACTCCCAAGCACCGGCAAAGTCTCCGGTGATCAGTTTCAGGAACGTCTCAAAGATACCCGAGATAAAGTTCCAGATGGTCTTGATTACGTTCCAGACTGTGTTCATCGCCCAGGAGACGATATCCAGAACGAACGTAAACGCAGTTTTGATGGTATTCCAGATGAAAGTCGCAGCGAATTCGACAATCGGGATGATGATGCTCATAGCAAACGCAATGATCTTCGCAATGTAAGGAAATACCCTTTGGATGAACTGGAAGATCTTCTGCGCCGCGTCCACAATCGCCATAAACGCCGGAATCAAGTAATTCTGGATTATCGGCCAGATGAAGTTGACAGCTTCTTTGATGACGGTAACTGCGGTGTTGAATACCCACTTAAAGACCGGAACAATGTACGGAAGCAAAGTCTGCACAACGGATACGATCGTCGAGATAATTGTCCTGATCAGATTAAACACAGGAGGAAGGACAGTCATAACGACCGTTTTGACTTTGCCAAAGATGTCCATGAAAATCGGAGCCACTTCTGGAATCTTGCTGATGATGAATCCAACGAGTTGCTGAACGACATCCCAGGCGGTTTTCAGCACAGGTTTGATTCCTGCGACTGTGTCGCGGATTCCGTCAACAATGGGTGTCAGGAATGCTTTACCTTCAGTATTCATCCAACCTCTGACACGGTCAATAACATTGCGGACATTGTTGACAATAGGATCCAACAAGGCTTTGCCATCAGTGGACATCCATTCCTTGATCCGGTTAAAAGTGTTTGTGATGAATTGTACGCCCTTATCAATGTACGGCTTAACCCATTCAATAAAGGCTTTGACATGGTCACGCATGCCGAACCAGTTTTGTTGCCAAGCTGTGGCTAACAACGCAATTGCAACCACAACCCAAGCCAAAGGATTGGTCAGCAACATCAATCCAGCAGAGATAGTGCTGAACACTTTGTTGACCACAAACAGTCCGCCAATTGCCAGAACCAAGTTTTTAATGAATGGCAACAAAGGTTTGATCTGGTTGTAGAACTGTTTGACCTTGGCAATCCACTTAGGTGCATTCTTGATAATATAGTCACCGAAAGCAATTACCTTTTCAGCCAGTTTGGTCATCAAGTCAGCGCCTTTGCCAACCCAATCCTCAAAGGTCTTGCTGTTGACGAAGTCGGCGATCACTTGGAGTTGCGGTTTCAGCTTTTCCATGGCGCCAATACCCATATCCGTAAAAGACGAACTGATCGAGCCTGTGATCGTGGAAATGACGCCTGCGGCTGATTTGCCGAGCTTTGCTGCGCCGCCTTCGAATGTTTTGGCGATGTCAGTGGTCATGAGCTTCATTGCGCCCTTCTCCACATCGCCGCCGCCGAGTTGCTTCAGGGTTTCCTGAGATATCTTGAAGCCGAACTCCTTCATCCGTTCGGTTTCGCCGACTTTCAAGTCTGCCAATGCTTCCATGGCGTCCATGATGGACTTACCGGGGTTCAAGGCAGCCATGTCTTCAGCGATGGTCAGCAATTGCTTCGCCAAATCTACATCGCCCGTAGAGATGTTAATTGCACGACGACCGGCCGCGATGACCTCGTCAGTTTCGAACGGCGTAATGTTAGCGTTCTTCCGCAGATAATCAATGAAATCCTGGGCGAGCTGTGATACTTGTTCTTTCGCGTTGTTCAGCCCCAAGAAGTGTTCGATTGCAATCTGCTCTTGTTCAAGCTTCATTGCTCCGCCCAAGGATTGCTTCAAAAAGCCAGCGGCAGCGGAAACTCCTCCAACTGCCGCTGCAAGGGCTGTAAGGCGGGATATCAAGTTGTTAACTGGGCTGGTACTCATAGACTGCCGAACGGAGCTGCCGAGATTGTGGAAGGCGTTGGACAAGCGGCTGATTCGAGAGGACTGATTTGCCATTTGCTCTACAGCATTTTTGGCCTTGTCAGTATTCTGCTTGAACTTTTGCACTTGCCCAATTGCCTTCTGCATCTTGGCGCTCATTTTATTTCTGAAGTTCAGCACAGCAGTCAAGTTGTAGTCTGTAGCCACAGTTTATCACCGCCCTTTCCGTGACGTCGGCTTGTCATACATCTTCTTCTCTTCCTCGACGGCGAGTAAGTCCGAAGCGTACATAAAAAGCTTGACCTTGCGAGGCTTTTTATAAACCTCGTCGGGCGGTATTCCGTGGCGCTGGTATGCTAGATGAACCAGGAACGGCTCACCGCCCGACTTGATCAGTTTTTTATGTCTTCGAGGACTTCTTCGTCGTCCTCATCGAAGCCGGACAGCGACAGGATTTCCATCGAGAGCTTCGCCAGCTCGCCGGCCAGCAGCACCTTCTTCACAGCATCCGCAGGCGTAGCTGCCTGGAATTTCTCGAGGATTTCCGGCGAGTTCCACTTCGGTTCGACGCAGGATTCTACGATGATCAGAGAGCTGAATTTCTGCTCGTCGACGACTTTTCGGCGCTTGTTGCCTTTGCCTTCATAGAACGTGCATTGTTCTTGCATACGATCGATGACATCGCCGGCAAGTGCGCGGATGGTAAAATCGACGCCGAAGCGCTTCATGTAAACTTTCTTCTCGACCACCGTATCTGCGTTCAGAATGGCTTTCAACACATCGGACATTTTGATCTCCCCTTTGGAATTATTGATCCGACGATTAGTTCGCCGGACCGAACGTATCGAGCAGGTCGAATTCAGAGAATGTGAACGGGATTTCTTCTTCCACCAGCGAGCCGACTTCGTAGTTCACCAGCGGGATGTTATCGAACTGGACGTTCTTCAGGCGAACGCGGTATGCGCCCCAAGCCTCAGGATCGTCCAGCTTCACGATCAGCTCCGTAACATACGGAACGCCGCGGTTGTTTGCGACTTGGCCGATCATTTGCACCCAGCGCGAAGTAACCTTGTAGCCGTTGATCGTGCCCGTTCCCGTGAGCGAAGTGGTCTTGTGACCAACCCAGCGCGTACCAGAGCGGTTGACTTCTTCTTTGCTGATTTCAACGGTGGCCTCAACGGAGATGACATTGGTTTGCCATTGGCCGTCATGCCACAGCTCCCCGTAGGAACCGTTGATGATTCTGCGTGCGTCCAACATTGAATGTCACCTCCATTAAGCGTGTTCGATCGTGAGGTAGATCTCTTCCATGCTGTCGACTTCGACAACGCTGATGTAGAGATATACCTTGTCGCCGACCGAAGGGAAGTTCGGATCGAGATCGACCCTGATGGCATTCGTGATGACGTTCGATGCGGCCAGCGTTTCGAGATACGCTTTGATTGCCGCGATGAGTGCCTTCTGACCGTCCTCATTGTTGTCCACTTTGCCAATGTAGTTGTTGGCGATGGAAGTGTTGAGGTCGGTCGCAATAGCTTGCCGCGCCCGGATTTTCCGAATCTTCGACAAGTCCGTACAGATGCCGCGTTCGACTTTGACTTGCGTGCCGTCATTCACCAGCACCAGAGAGCCGGCTTGCAGTGCCGTTTTCACTTCGGCGTTCGTGAGGCGCCGGTTGACGTCGCCAAGAGGCACAGGGGCGTACGTGATCGAACGGTTGATTGCCGTTCCCGCAATCAGCCCAGCAATATAGGGTGCGAATTGGCCGGACGTGTACGTGTTACCGCTCAGCTCGCCGCCGACAATCAGGTTCACTGCGTATTCATCTTTCAGACGGGTGGAACGAGCATTACCGTGGGTGGGGTCCAGATCGTCTTCGCCGGTCGCGTTGCCGAATACGATCATGAAATGCTTGCCTTCATCACGGTTCGCTTCCACCCATGCGAGTGCGCTGTCTTGCTCAGTAGGTGCGACAACTTTGTCGTACACGAACACATTGAACGGATAAGCATCGAACGCATCACGCATGTCCGCGTAGTCCGAAGATTGCGGGTCCTCCGGCAAGGTGTAAACCAAGATTTCCTTGGCGCCACCCATACGAACCAAATTGATCGGGCCGATGTGTGCATCTCCGAACAAATCTGCGGCTTGCTTCTCCGTCTCGATGCGGTAGACTTTCTTTTCTTCCGCATTGCCGTCATAGGTGTGGAGAGGCATGGCGACCACACCACGAGCGCCGCCCGTAATCTGAGCCGTTGCTGCGCTTACGAAGTTGATGTACAACCCCGGGCGCACTTCGTCTTGAGTCGGATCCCAGCTACCGCCCATTTAGCAAACCTCCTTTATTTGCTCTAATCTTCTCTGATAAATACCTGCAAGATCTTGTCGACGGCAGGTACATCGATCATGTAGTTACTGTCCCACGTAATATCCAACGCTGCGACTCGATTGTCTACGAGACGGAACGCAACGTCTTCGATACGAATCTTCTCCGTCGATACGCTTCCATCTTCATTGCGCAGCGGAATAATGTAGCGGTTGCGCTTGATGCTTTCCGCGATCTCTTGCGCCTTGGAATACGCCTGCGCAGAGTCGCTGGCGAAGATGCGCGTCGGTGCGAAGTAGGTGTTTTGGTATACAGCGGAGGTAATCATTCGTCCGGTGGTTACGGGATCAGGTACGAACAGTGCCTGTTTCGGTACGGGCTCGGGTATGTGATGACGCACTAGCTCTACTGGATACTTTTCATAGCAGTACGCAATGATCGATCCAAACTCCTGTGCGAACATCTACATCACCTCAATCTCTTCATCCACTCGGACATTTTTCGTTCCAGGGACTTCTCAAAGAGCTTCTTGAAAATGGCGAAGGCTACGTCGAAGTACGGTCTACCTTCGACCCAGGAAGTTTGTGCCACAGTCCAGTGACCATCGTTAACCCATCGAGCGTATTCCACGTTGGTACCGATTCTCAGTTCGAGCTTCTGGCGGGNGAGCTCCCATACAGAATCTTCGCCGCCCTTATCGAAGCTGTTCAGCAAACGTCGAGTGTCGACCACGCCCATCTCAACAATCTGGTTCTGGATTTCTTGAAGGAACTCCATACCGAGTGCTTCCAGCCAAACGATGATTTCTCGATCAAGTTCTTCGCTGATGGTACGCATGTCGTTCAGGAACTTGTCGAACCCTTTGACATAGAAGCTACCTTTCTTGCTCATAGGTAGTCATCCCTTTCAACCGTGACTTCGATGTGATGGTCGCGGATGTTCACAGGGGTGTACAGCTTGTATTTGATCCCGTTGAACACCATCTTGTCGTTGACTCGAACATCTGCTGTCGGCAGAAACTGGACCTGCATAGTCTCGACGAATTTGCTTCCTGGTGTGCCTTGAACCGTCCTCAGCGACCCTTTGTACACATAACAGGGAACACCAGTCAGATCAGGCTCTTCAGGGTAGTAATACGTCTTTTCCCCGGGAACACCATATCCTCCGCCGCTCGTACTTTCCCGCAGGTGGTATATGTCGCAGGTATGAACGAGGAGTGCTTCGTACGACATGTCAAACACTCCTCATCCTGAACAAGATACCTGCTTTACCTTTGCCAGGATTTACATGTTCGCTCAGCAGGGAGCCGAGCGAAATGCGCTGTACTTCATCAGAGCCTGCGACCGTGTACGAATAGTCGCCAATCGATTCCGATTTGTATCCCTTCAAGCGAGCCGCGTCCGAGTTGATGAGTGCATAGTACTCCGTCAGCTTGATCGCAGCAAGTTTCACTTTGGCAGGGATCGGATCATACCCCGGATCGGAAAAATTGTGACCGCAGTAATTGAAGATTTCGTTCTCAGCCTGGAGAATGTCGAACTCCAGCTGTTCATCGGTACGATTTTTGACAACGGCAAACGCGGTATAGTCTCTGACTTCTTGAGGTGTTACAAGCGCTCCCATACCAACTCACCCCTTACGCCTGCGGGGGAGTGGTTGCTCCTTCGTTGCCTTTGCTTGCCGGCTTTGTGGAAGCAGCCGGTGCTGCGGGCGCCGCAGGTTTCTTGTCTTCTTCGACTTCGGTCTTCGAAGGCGCCGGCGGTTTTTCTTCCTCTTTCAGCGGTTTCGGAGGTGCCGGCGGCTCGGCCGTCGTTGCTTCTTTGCCCACGCTCACCTTGAATTGAGGATTGCGCGACAGGTACTTGTACAACGGTTCCGGCACTTCTTTCTTCACACCGTTTTTGAAGTTGATGCCGTCAACCATGAAGTCGACGCCTTTGACCAGCGTTGCATAGAACTTGGATGCCAACTGCATCACCCCTTATACCTTTGGATAACTGCAAAGGGACGTCCGAAGACGTCCTTTGGCAGCTTAGTGTGGATTACTCCTTGGCGTTGATGAACTTGGCTACCGCGTCTTCTTCTTCGAACTTGATGTCGATCTTCGTCGTCAGGACGATGATGAACACGCGCGAACGAATGTCTTTGTCGACCTCGACGCGGATGTTGCGGCTGATGCCCCAAATGATGTTCTTCGGATGCGTCAGCAGGCCGGGCGCAACGACACGTTCGTCGGAGCCGTCCTGAGCTTCGCTGAAATCCACCGTAGCGTTCGGAATCATGGCGCAGCCTTGAACCGGAATGCCGAAGGCCGTTGCCAGACCGCCCTGAACCGCAGCATCACCGAGGGCCGTTTGCCGGTTGGCGATGGAGTCTTTCCATTCGATGGCTGCGTTGTGCGATACGAAGTACCGCCATGCGAGCGGGTCGCGAATGTACTTCTGCGGGACCTTCTTGAGCGTCTCTTTGAAGAGTTCCTTCGCGACGTCTGCTCCCTTGTGGTCGTAGACATGCGAAGTGGCTTGCTTCAGGAGGCCGTCGATCAGCTTCAGGTACGAGTCCGAGCTGTTGGACGTGTCGCCTTGAAGTGCCAGCTCTTCGAGGTCCAGCGCAGCGCGCTCAGCGATCATTTGCATGATCGTGTTCTGCAGGTTCTGGCCTTCGATGTTGTTCTCCAGCGTGTCGTACGAAATGTTGACTTCCGCGATGACTTCCTTCGCGTTCAGTTCGACCTTGTCGGTCGTCGGTACGGCGCGTTGGTTGTCTTGCAGCGCCGTAGCTTCGGTGCCCGGACGCAGAATACGCTGGCCAAAGCCGATCTTTTCGACCTTCATAGCGTCGGACGTCATTTGCACTGTCCGCGCCTGCCGGAGAACAGTCGGTTGGTCGAGGACCATACGCAGGAACGTGTTGAACTGCATCGGGTTCATCAGGCCGCCGCTTGCCAGATCGGACAGCGTCATGGCGGCTTTCTCGATGATTTGCTTGTTGCTCATCGACATTGGTTGTTTCCCTCCTTGTTATGACCGGCCCACTGATTACAGAAGGCCCTGCCAGATGTTTTCGTTCTTCTGCAGGTTCGGATCGTCCTGCGTGGTGTTCGTGCCGTCAGCGGACTTGGAGATGCCGCGGGCTTGCTCCACGACAGCCAGGCGCTGTTCGATCGGAGACAGTGCCGATTTGAGCACTTCCGCGACAGCTTCCTTCGTGAGCGGCTCCGGTTCAGCAGCCGGCTCTTGCGGTTCGGCGGCCTTCTCGAGCTTCTCGAGGCGTTCGTTGATCGGGTTGAGCGCTTCCTTCAGGATCTCTTGCAGTTCTTCCTTCTTCACTTCGATTTCACCTTCCTCTTCTTCTTCGTTGACTTCGTCCAGCACACGCTTCAAGGCGTCGTGCGCCGTCTGGATTTCCTTCAAGCGAGCGGCCGAGATTTTCTTGCCGGCTTTCGTCACCGTGAACGCCTTCAGTACATCATCGGAATTGGCGATCTCGTTCAGCAGGTCCGCGAAATCTGCGGCGGCTTCCTTGATACGCGTGATATCCGGCTCCTGGCTCCAGATCTCCGAATAGAACACGTCTTCAAAGATGTACAGCGCGTCCCAGTATTCGCGAACTTTCTTCCCGCCGTAGAAGCGGTCTTTGACTTCGCCTTTGATCAAGCCGGTGAGCGCCTTGACGAGCTTCGACAGCAGCTTGTTGTCTTCCTCTTCGGCTTTGGTTACTTCTTCGGCTTCAGCGGTGCCAGCCATCGAATATCCCGTGATTTCGCCTTTTTGGATCTTCTCCCAGATCTCGTCGCTGGCTTTGGTGACCAACNCCCACGAGCCTTTCGTGATGGTGTGTTCGCCGACCGTGAAATCAGCCGGAGCAACATACGATTCTACCACTTCGCCGACTCCAGGATTGAAGTCGTGCTGAGTGTCAATCACTTCGCCTTGGGCTTTGGCGAGATTCTGCANGAAGCCGTGAGCGGCTTTCTCGATCTCTTTGGCGGTCATGAAGTCGCCGTGAGCATCGATTACGTCAGGCTCATACACCACGCCGTACACCAGTTTCTCAGCATCGTCAGCTTTCGTGATGAGTTTGACGGTCTTCTCGAAAACGGGCTTCCCTGCGGATTTGGTGAGAAAGAATTGCCGTTGATTCGCCGCCTTGTCNACGTAGCTGATCAGCGTAATGTTAGCGTTTTTCAACGCGCGAGGCATCTTTTCCCACCTCCTTTCAAGGCAGTGTTTAAGGGATTCCCGGAGTTATTGTGTAATGCAGAAATATCCTATACTCCTATTATAAAGCAAGTTCACTCACTTGTCACCAGGTAATTTGAACAAAATAAAAGACCCTCATCAGAGGGTCTGGGGATCAAATTTCCTTGATCATGGTGTANAGATATTCTAGCTCTTTGCTGTTCAAGGAACTGAAATGTTCGCCGCCACGGAAGGCTACAAACGCTGCAGGACCATAGATCTGAGTAAAGCCTATTTTGAAGTTGGGCTGCAAGCCAGCTGCTCTGCCNTTCTCGTGACATATGCAAAGGATTTGACCGAAGATGGCTACTGTGTGAACGGGGCCGCGCGAAATACCTTGAAAGAACTTGAGCTCTTGCTCCAGCGTTCGAGGGGTAATGAAAAGCTCAATCGGATTTGCTTTGGGAAACTTGATCAAGATGTGTTTCGGAGGAGTGAATACCGTTGCATAGTAGTTCATTTAAGTACCTCCTTATCGGATGGTGAACGGTATGCACTTGACGTCACTGTACGGCCAGATAGGCTGAAGCGCCGATTCCGAAATGGTAACACGGTTAGCGGCCTTCTTACTGGCCTCCATATGCTGGCTGATCCATTGTCGTGCTTCTTGTTTGGTGGTGCCAGTGAACCGGATACCGAGGTTGTTCTCAATATACCAGATCACCTGACGTTGGCGGTTGGTAACGGGTTCCATGTCCTCNCCTCTTGTAGTGATTGTTCTTCGCGGATGCGTTGTTCGTATTCGCCGGACTTGACGCGCTCGATAAATTCACGGGCTTTTTGCAGACATTCTTTGTAGCCTTCCAACCAGCATTGAAAACTAAGAACCGGGGTATGCCGCCGTTTGTAGGAATGATAGTGTTCCATGAAGTAGCGATACTGAATAGGCTCATACCACGAATGCACGAGCAGAGCACCAAGGTGGCATTGCTTGTTTTTGACGAGTGTATATAGCTCCTCGGTCACTTGTTGAAATTCGTCCACAACCTTCCGGAATTCTGAATACAGCGCGCGTTTGGTCACTCGCATTGCTCNCCCTCCCCTTCTCTCACTCGAACCTGATCACCAGTCCGTCTGCCCACTCATTCAAGATGTAAGGGTCTTCCATGAACCTTTCCTTAGCTGCTTTAACTCTTGCTTTGATGGTTTCTTTTCCGAAAACTTCCTCTGCTTTTTTCTTGCTAACTTTCTTGCCATCGATAAAAAATTTGATTTTCATTTTCATTACCTCCATTTGGTTGTTTTGTTCTTTCCCTTCCTTCTAATATAATTATAACACGGATCGCCAACTAAGGCAACCCGTGTTTTTGAGGAGACTCCGTTTTCGGCACTACAGGTCATCCGCTTTCTGTGAATCGCCTGCGGCTAGGTGTTTTGTGAGAGGCCTGCTTTCTCGAGTGCTTGCCAAACTGCGGCGCCGTCTTGGTAGCCGACGGCCTGAAGACCTTCGTCACAAGGTTCGCCGCCATCGAACCCCGAAGTGAATCCTTGCACATATTCCAGCGGAAGTCCAAGCTCGTCGGCAACGTACTGATGTTTCCTATAAGGAGGTTCCTGCAGGAGTTCCTTGAACTTCGCCGGGTCTTTTTGATGGATCAGAGTTGCCAAGGCGCAGCCGCACAGAACCATCTTCTGCTTTCCAGATACATCAGCGGTCATGTAAGCGTTCATCCACTGTCTACGCACCGGTTTCATGTTATTCTTCTTGTATGCCTCCAACACCGGCTCAGGCGTAACCCGTGTGAAGGTTACTTGTTCCATTTGGATGTCCTCCTTCACCCTGCTCGCCCTCCTTCGAGAACCGGGCGATAATATCGTCGAACAAGATAGGCTCGTATCCGATAACCTCCACGCTAACATTCACGTACTGTTCGCTTTGGTACAACTGGCCGTGAATATGTCCGTGAATGTTTACATATGGCATGTTGGCGTTCAGATGCATCGGTTCATGTGACAGCCAAAAGAATTCTCTGTAGCATATAGGGAACTCGTACACGTCATCAAAACCTACTTCGCGCCACCACTTTACAGACCGCCCGCGATCATGGTTACCCAAGATTAGGGACTTTCTTCCTTTCAGTCGGCTGATGATTTCAGCAGTCTTCTCCTTGCTGTAGAAGGAAACATCTCCGAGGACGAATNCCCTGTCTTCCTTCTTGACCTTGTTGTTCCATCTTTGGATGAGAGACTCGTCCATATCTTGAATGTCTCGGAAGGGCCTGTTCTCGTATCCGATGATGTTCTTGTGGCCGAAGTGCGGGTCAGAATAAACGAATACCCGGCTCATAGCTTCACCTCCTTCATCTTTAATTATAATGGTGGAAAGCAAAACTGTCAACCCGCAAAATAAAACCGAGCTGTTCAAGGGCTCGGCAATTTGAAAGGAACTTCTTTGAATGTCAACGGGCAGATATAGTAGAGGCCGTGTTTGGAGGCGTAGATCCATTCGCGATCGTGGTTCCAGCCACAGGATTGACAGCCAGTGATGTTAAGTTCGACTAGCTTTGGGTCGCGGGGGTTTCTTATACTTTGCATAGTCGAACTCTGCCATGGCTTGACGTCGCAGCTCTTCTTTTTCTTCTGCGCTCAAACCCAGGATCTTGGAATTGACAACAGGCTGAAGAACACACCGACAATAAACACGTTCCTTAGCTGGAAGTTGAGGATCTCGCGGATACATAGCACTATAACCTCCTACATCGAAAGCCTCGTCAACGGGGATTTCTGTGCCACTCAAATCAACGTGGTTTTCTCTCGGCTTGATTTTGCGCGGCCCAGAATGACGCCAACGCTTCATTTCAACAGCTGGGCTTTGCAAATACGCTTCTTGCTGAGATGCTGCGTTAGCTGTGAGGATTTCTGTGATGGCTGTGGCGCGAGCTCGGTTCCGGCTAAACTCCGGCAAATCCTTCAGCGCTTTGACAGCATCCGGAATTCCTTTGCCTTCATTTATAGTATCTACCAAAACTCGCTCAATTGCACGGTGCGAAGTTAATCTCATCAGCTCAGCCAGATCAATCGACCAATCCTCAATCCACGCAACTGTTCTTCCGGACAAAGTGTTGAAGGACAAATCTTTGTCCAACTCTTCCATGATGCGCGATACCACCTGCGGAATGGTGGCGTTGAAGAATTCGTATGCCGCCTCTGCCATTTCTTCTTCGAAGGTGTCGGAGGCAAGCAGCTCCGGGAATACGGTTTCATAGAAGCGCTGGAGCGTCAGAGGATCATCCTCTTTGAAGATGTACCCTTCCAGGCCGTCAACAAAGTGCTTGCGCTCGTTGCGGAGAAGTTTGGCAATCCGCTTTTCGAACTTGTTGATCTGGTCGACTAGAAAGTCCACGTCCTCGAATGCTTCCAGTTCGTCCTTGAGATCGTCATCCTCGGCTTTGGTAATCAGCTCGACCAGATCAAGAACTCTTTGCACGGCCTGCATGTGCAGACACCTCTTCCAGCGCGTCGCGGATGTCTTTCAGCAGATCGACCAGGTTGACGTTGACGTCCTTGGACTTCAGAATGCTGAACGAATCGAGCGGATTGGATTGTTGTTCGTTCAGGCCGATAGGCATGTCTGCTTCCGGGATATCGAACGGCTCCAGATCTTTGCCCAACATAGTGCCAGCCAGTTCGCGAAGGTCGTTAGGCGTCACTGCATGACCCTCGATGAACGTTCTGATTACATTGGTGAGATCCTCCGTGTTCGAGATGTCTGGCTTCTTGAAGCTCATGACTACGTACTTGAGCTCGTAGGGGCGGAGCAGTTTGTTGTTGACAATCCACTCGATGTTGTTGCGCTCCGGCTCGAATACCTGCTCTTCTGTGATCAGCCGGGCAGTCTCGGCCGTAGCTCGGTTGAAGTCCGTGGACCGTCCAATGTAAATGTCAGGCAACCCAAACGCGGATTGGACTTTCTTCCGAGACGCTTCATCATATTCCAGGAACAGCGCATCCTTCTGCAGTAGCTCTGCCAGTGGTTTGATCTCGACGCTCGCCTTCGGCTTCTGGTCCATCAGCAAGTCGTCGACGTCCTTCGCAGTGGTTTCGATGACCAGGAACTTGTGCGCCTTCTCGACGCCTTCGATGCTGCTGGCATAATCTTCCAGTTGCGCGATGCTCTCTGGCGACATTTCGGCATTCGTCAGGATGATAGCCATCGGAATGTGGCGTCCCTGGTAGAAGTAGCGGTAGTTCAGCTCCTCCGCTTTCCGTGCACCATACATGTGGATGACTTGACCAATCCAGCGCGGAACACCGTACGCCTTGTTGCCGATTTTGAAGTGCAACAGCTCCGTAGCGAGCCTGTCCTCCGAAATGACAGCGCCGTCCGGGATGTATTGGCCAGTGGTGCAATCCATGCGACGTGGATCGCCGAACTCNTTGAACCAAACCGTCGAAGTGCCGATTTGCTGGCAGAACTTGCGGAAGCGTGCCTTGCGCGTGAGCTTGATGCCATTTTGAACGTACTCCACATCGACGGGACTGCCGAGTGGCGTCATTTTGATGTACTCTGGCTCGATGTTGTTCGCACCGACAGGTAAGCCGCGGCCATCCCGAATGATTTCCAGATACGCGTTGCCGCACTCTTCTCGGTGTTCGATCACCTGCGCAAAGAGCTCTTCAGGTGACTTGTCGAAGTGCAGGTTCTTCAGGATGGCTTTGACCATGTCCCACTCGCGCTTCATTTCCGGCGTCTCTTCTTTGCCCGTCAGATCTTCCGTGTACTGCAGTCCAACACCGAAACCCGTGATGTTGCGACGGTATGCCGTAATACACTGACGCAAGATGGTGGACAGCTCCGTCAGCTTTCGAAGCTCAGCTAACGGATAAGGTGGCTCGATCAGCTGGTCCGGAGTGTACTTAGTTTGCTCGGCTTCTGCGCCGCGAGAGTCTGCAATGGAAGCCTTGCGCACATCACCACGGATACCGTGAACCTTTGCTACTCTTGTAGCGGCCATTGTACTCACCTCCTAAGGTTGCGCCTTTGCTCTCTAGCTAGGCGGTTTTGCAGATACAGCTCATAATTGTGAATGGCGTACCGTATTGCGTCCATTGCGTGGTTGTCCANGTCCAGTGGGAGGTCACGAGGATTGACCACATCGTCTGGATCGGGGTATCGATATCGTCCGAACTCGCGGTGCAGGTTGACGGCGGCATCCGTTTGGAAGTAGCGGCCGTTCTTCATCACCGTCATAACGGAGTTCAGGCCGGCGTTGATGCGTTTGTCTGCACCTTTGGCGAACAGCTTGAACATGCGCAGGATCTTGATGCGATCGGGTTCGGCAGAGTCGCAGAAGATGGCATGGACTTTCGTTTTCAGGAAGCGCTCCCAGGCCAGGAACCATTGTGCCAGGTCTTCGGTGAGGTAGCCGGTCTTGTAGTACTCGGCTATGACATAGTACTTGTTGTCCGCCGTGACACCGATGATGTAAGCAGCCATCGGATGTGTGTAACCCCAGTCAACGCCGGCAACGTAATCTACGAACTTGCCTTCGCGGCACATCTCCAAGATAGTGCTGTGTGGGACTCGCATCGCTTCGGCATCGTAGTAATCCTTGTAGACCACGCCGCTCGCCAATACCCAACGGCCGCGAATCATGCGTTCGTAGAATACGCCTGTAAAGCTGTTCTCCAAAAGGCGAAGATAATCTGGACTCAGCGTCTTGTTGTCCTTCATTAAAAAGTGCCAGCTCTTGACCTGGCCTTCCATTATCAAGGACTCGTTCTTAATAAAATCAGTCCGGATGTGGTGCTCCGGATGATCAGGGTTTGTGGTCCAGAAAATCTGGGCGCCAGGAACAGAGCAACGAGCAACAGCTGTCTTGACGAACTCCTTATGCTGGATGGTGATCTCGTCACCGTACCAACCAGCGTACGTACGACCACGGATGACTTTCTCCGCGTCGATCTTTTCCGCGCCGCGTACTTCGATCTCTCGCCCATAGATGACGAGCTTACCTTGGCGTTCGCGGTACTCGTAATTGCCTTGCCCTACGATTTCGAATATGTCGTTCAGGACGTTTTCGCGCAGGGATTCCTTTGTGCGCCCAGACATCAACAATCGTCCCGGTGGACCTGTCCTGATGTAGTCCAACCAGCGAAGGTTGACGATGAACGTTTTGCCTGAGCGGACAGCTCCATGGGCTATGTTGATGGGGNCCGTCGAATAGTTGTAGAAATGCCTTTGCTTGTCGCCCAGGATCAGAGGCATCCACTGCACCACCCATCAAGCTGGAAAATTTTTCGACGGACATGCGATAGCACGCATTTTGTTTGTCTTTGTCTTTGTTTCGCAGCCTTATGACCTTATTGGTCGCTCTCAGCCATCTCAGCTTCAATGCGGGCTTTGTCCTCTTCAGACAGTTGAGTGTTTTGGCGCATACCCTCGAGGAATTCATCCAGTTTGGAAGGGGTCCGTTCTTTCTCTTCGACATACACGCGGCCCCAGCGGCTGCGGTACTTGCGCTCCAGGTACCAGGCGGCAGCCTTCCAGTCAGTCATCGCGTTGACCTGGATGAGTTGCACTGCTTTCTGTTCAGCTTCCGCCTGGCCTTTCTCGAGCATCAAGTACAGGCGAGCCATCAAGCGCTTCATTTCTTCAGTGTACGGCTTGTCGGGCTCGTAGTTCTCATCCTCGAGGAGGCGTTGACCCTCCCTCAGCCAACGATACCAAGCACTTTGACTGACTCCGAGGAGCGCCATGATGACGTTGTTATACTGGCCTTCCCGAGCTAGCTCATAAGCTTTATCAATCAGCTCATCGTTCAGCTTAGCAACGTAACCCAGGCCAGTACGCGGGTTCACCATGTCTTCGCGTTTCGGCGGCATAACCATTACCTCCTAGGTCCTTTGGAAATGAAAATAAGCACAGGGACTCTCCCTATGCTTATAATTATACCTTATCCCGTTACTTGGAGACAACAACAATCGAGATCAAAATAAGCGCGAGCACGGCGACCATTGCGATAAACATCGCTTGTGTTCGCTCCTTCTGTGCGCGCGAATCAAGTCCGCAAACCAACAACAGAAAGGCGAACAGAAAGCCAATAATTTGAAATGCGATCAACATCGAGCATCACCCTTCAGAATAAAATNTAGGTGACCCGTTGTTCGGTGGGTCAGACCGCCGCCGTCCGCTCCTTACTGCCCTGCGGTCAAGCAGTCCAAAGGGTGGGTGGGGTATATGCAGGAGCGGCATGCATTTATTATACCCTTGCCCTTTATTTCGCTGCACTAAGTTTTTCGGTCAACTCCATAAACCATTGTTTGTCGCCTGCGGCGAGGGCTATGTCTGCGAGGGCCATGATCTCTTCGCGTGTGTTCGCTCTTCGGCTGCGCATGGGGCGTACGTTGCGCAGCGGGAATGTCTTTTGGTGGCCGACCAGCGCGGGAACGTCTTCGCATTGAGTGATATGCACGAGCACTTCGGAAAAGAAGTGGTCGAGCTTCAATACGAAGCCTACGCATTGGTAATCCNCATCGGAGCCTGTGGCCATGACCCATGCGCCCGGTTCGATTTCAGCTTTGCTGGTTATCATTAGCTTGCGACCCCCTAATAGCCGCAAGCAGGTTGTTTATGCCGCGGCCGCGTTTTCGCGTTTTGCGCTGGATAAACAAGCCCGTGGTCGCCNAGAAGTCGTATTCGTCGTTGATGATGAAATGACCATTAGGCTTCTCGACCAAAGAGGTGATGATGTCCTTGTTTACGTAGAGCAGTTCACGAGCGCGTTCGTAGTTTTCCCAACGCTTCTGCCTACGCATTTCTTTGAACGCGCGATAATCATCTCCGACATCGCCCATTCAGATTGCCTCCTCTTCTTTGAGAATATAGCCATACAACTGTCGCCGGCCGAACTTGCGTGCTTCTTTTAGCGAAGGTATGTATAAGTCAAGCTTTCCCTCGGTGATGGCTCCTCCGCGATCTTCGCACACCCTGACGCCGATGTCTTCAATGTAAATTTTAGTCCCGAACGGTATACTTTTCGGGCATGCAATGGTGTGATTTTCTTTGACGCGTTTGCCACTGGCAGTAATGCCATATTCGGGATGATCAGGCGTCTTGCCGGTTGACTCTGGTCCTGCCGTGTATGCGGTCACTTCGAATAAAACTTTCTCGCCCCGGGGTTCAGAAGGTTGCGCCTTCTTTTGCTTCAGTTGTTGTTCAGCTTGATCCAGGATATCCTGAATCCGCTGATCGTGTATTGCGTTTTGTTGCTCCATCTGGCTGATCATCTTCTCGTAGCGCTCGTTGAGGCTTTTTCGTTCCTGGATGACTTGATCGAGCAGGTACTGGTTTCTGAGTCCCCACAGACAGACCGCAATTAGTAGCAGGAGGGCAGAGATGTCCAGCACTTTTCGTATCAAATAGTCTCACCTACCTTTTGATTTAATTATACTACACCTGTGTATGACCGTTCAACAATTATTTAAGGACCCAAATAAATCTCTCTCTCTC